ATGATTTTATGGTTTACGCTCGTGTAGGTAAAAAAGTATGGATTGAGGAAGATTTATTACGTGAGTTAGAGATAGGTGATATTAATCAGAGTCTATATAATACAGCTTTATATTCTCAAGAACAATATAATAAAGTAAATGCTAAGTCATGGGCAAGTAAAGCATATGTGATGAATGGTTCGTTTGAATTTAGTGAGGTCTGATTTGGCCTCGCTAATAATTGATGTTATATTTAGATATAATAAGAAACGGATATGAAAATATTAAACATTTTAGATGTACCAGGTAACGAGTTAGTAGAAGTGTTATGGATCGATGATAATGAAATCGAGTTAATACCACTACAAGAGTTTATTAGTAAGTATGGAGTAGACAAATTAAATAAATAAGATATGAATATAATAAAATTAGAAACAAGAATAACCACAACGTTTGAGGTGTATTATGAAAGGTATAATTACACAGTGGTTAAAGAACAGTTAAGTAAAAACACATTTAAGTACACTGTGATAGAAAGTTTTGATCAACCACTTGATGATGACTTTAAATCAAGGTTAGTGATGGAACTAGAAAGTGTAATTGGTTAACCATGAGAAAAACAATCACACTATTAGCATTATTAATTGGATTACTAATGTTAACACAATCATGTTCATCACGTCGTTACTATAGACATCACAAGCCTAAACAAGCATGTAAGGGCGGTGACTGGGGAGGCAATTTAATGGAAAAACGTATATGGTAATTTGTTTGGCTCACCACAATTAGTTTATTATATTTAAGTATAATAAGAAACGGATATGAAAAAAGAACACTTAATAAACAACACCTACCAAGTAGTAGATAATGATGATAATGTATTATTCCAAGGTTCGGAATCGGAATGTAATGAATATATCATGGACCAAGGTATGGAGAATTTATTAAACCGTATTAATAATAATCCAGAATTATTAGATGTGTTCAAACGATTAAATGATAGATAGGTTTGGCTTACCAGGATTAGTTTATTATATTTAATTATAATAAGAAAATAAAGATATGAACATCGAAAAAACAAAATTAGACATTATTAAAAACACATTAACAGCAGTATTAGAATCTGATGTAATAGTAGATAATAATAATTCAGATGCATTTAAATTTGGTTACTTAAAAGGTACCATTAATACAATAATTGAGTTTATAAACGAATAACAAATAGTCAAGTGGTGGAATGGTTACCACGGTGGAGGTAGATGCAGCAATGTAATCCCAAAACAGAAACAGGTTCGAATCCTGTCCTGACTACGAAGAGATAACAATCTTCCGATATGGCATCCATTCCGTTAATATGGAGAACTTGTTTGGCGGCTCGGAAAGACGAGCATTTATATTTAAAACATTAATCAACATGATAACATTTTTATTAGTAGTAGCAATACTATATTTAGCCTCAATTAACAATAACACTAAACACTAAAACCGCAACAACATGTCAGACATCGGAATCGACTTTAGCATCACGTTAATACTTACTATGGTAGTATTGGTGGTTGGAACAGAATTAATTGACCGTTATAAACAACACAGACGGGTTAAATAATATTTCATATCATATCTTATGGGGGTCTGGATTTCTAGATCCCCTTTCTTTTGTCTTGTGTGGGTTACATCCCCTATCTGTTTGCGGTATATATACGGTATATGTACGGAGGTAATGCGGTGGAAATGCGTGCGTTGTTATCCATCGATGCGTGGTATGTGGTATAGTATAAGGGGAATGTAAAAACAGCAAGTAAACGTATACTGCGCGCGGAGCGTATATATTGATATACTACCACTACCTACCATACCACTAACACGCATTAACACCGCTATACTCCGCCCATATCCCGGCTATAAACGACGAACGATTGTAAAATGCATAATGCGTAATTCCATATAGCCCTTTTGGTATAACCGGTTAAAGGCCGGGAACAACTTAGAAGTACAATTTTTCACATCGATGCAAATATATACCTATATACCTTAAGTTTGGCTCACCAGGATAAGGATATTATATTTAAGATGTTAAAAAAGATATAAGTTAAACAATTTAAAAAATAAAGGTTATGCTAGACATTAAAAACATGGATTTCATCGACAAGTCGGAAATCAAAACAAGAGCAAATTCAATTTTCACAACTACCGGTTCACCTAGTACTTCAGATAAGTACGCTCACATCTCAACCGAAAAAATTATTGACGATATGGAGTTATTAGGATGGGGTGTGGTTGATGCAAAACAAGTTAAAGCGCGTAAGAGTGTAGGATATCAAAAACACTTAGTTGTGTTTAGAAATCCAGAAATTGTAATTGATGGAGCAGACGGTGACACAGTTTTTCCTCAAATATTACTTACCAATTCACACGACGGTAAAAATGCATTTACATTCACAGCCGGTTTATTTAGAATGATTTGTGAAAATGGTTTAGTGGTTTGTAATCAAGAATTCGAGAACCTAAAAATTAGACACTACGGATATGATTTTGAGGAACTAGAAAAAACCATTAATACAATGGTAGAAAAGTTACCGTTAACTGTTGAATCAATGAACCGCTTTAAAACCACGGTTTTGAATTCAAACCAAATGCTTGATTTTGCTAAACGCGCATTGAATTCCAGATTTACTGATAGTGAATTAGAGCATATCACCATCGATTTAAATGACTTATTAACTCCATCACGTGAGGAAGATAAGGGTAATGACATGTGGTCAGTGTTTAATACAGTTCAGGAAAAATTAACACATGGGTTATTTAATTACGCTTACGGTTCTAAAAATCGTAAGGCACGTAAAATTAAGAACTTCAATAAGGACATGGAGTTAAACAATAAGTTATATCAATTAGCAAACGAATTCGTTAATTAATGACGAGTTCGTATATATGTATATTAGTAGATAGGTATACACAAAATTAGCGCGCGAGAACTATGGGAAGTTATAAAACCAATAAACAAGTATTAAAAAAATTAACTGTTGAAGAAGCACAAGCCTTTATTCCGGTTAGTATGGAAAATTCTGATGAATTAGAAAATGCTTATTTTTATACTATGGTTCCTATGGGTAATGGTTGGGATGAAATAAATTATTATACTAACCGAAATACTCAAACTTGGAGACAAGGTAAACATAATAGTTGGATTTATATTTTATCTAATAAAACAATGCCTGGCCTTTTTAAAATTGGTCATACAACAAAACATCCTGATGAACGGGCAAGAGAAATTTCACGATCAACTGGTGTTCCAATTCCGTTTGAAGTTGAATGGGCGTTTGACTGTTTTGATTCTGATAGATTAGAAGCAGAAATTCATAGAGCATTAGATTCGTTTAGGTATTCATCAAATAAAGAATTTTTTGAAATATCTTTAAATGAAGCAAAAGAAACTATAAGGAAACTTGGCTCTGCGTATAGGAGTTAGTATATTTATAATACGATAAATTAAACAAATAAAAACCAATAAAAAAAGAAGATGAAAAATCTAATTGCAATCGCAGCTTTAGCTGCAATCGTTTTGACTTCATGTCAATTTAACTCAACAAAAGAAACTACAACTACAGATTCAACTTCTGTTGATTCAACAGTAGTGGTAGATTCAGTATCTGTTGATACAGTAACTAAGTAATTAGTTACGCTTTCTTAGCTCAGCTGGTAGAGCAACTGACTTGTAATCAGTAGGTCGCAAGTTCGATTCTTGCAGAAAGCTCCCGGATTCATATAAATCGAGCGCAAAACCAATTGCTCCTTAGGTAGAAATATATGAATAAACAACCCGTCACGGTATGTTCAAAGAACAGGAGTGAACTAAGGAGAAAATAGTCAGGTGGCGGAATAGTAGACGCAACTAGGTAAGTTAAAGGAATTATTAATTCCATAAGACCATTAATTCCGAGATGTAAGAGAAATACATCATACAGGTTCAAATCCTGTCCTGATTACACATCGCGGAATAGAGCAGTTGGTAGCTCGCTAGGCTCATAACCTAGAGGTCGAAGGTTCGAGCCCTTCTTCCGCTACAAAAGCCCTAAGTACACGGGATCGAAAAGCAGCCGTGGCATACCGTAAGATCTGCTCGCTTAATAGCTCCTAATCGTTAGTAGGCACAGTTGACAACTCTGGAGGCGATATAAAAGTTGTAATTGGAAGATTGGCAGAGTTGGTCTATCGCGACAGTCTTGAAAACTGTTGTACTGCAAGGTACCGTAGGTTCGAATCCTACATCTTCCGCTTCTTACCCTTTCGTCTAATGGCAGGACAATTGGTTTTGGTCCAATTAATCGAGGTTCGAGTCCTTGAGGGGTAACTGTTCTTTGATATATTGGTAGTATAAAATTATAAGGAGACAAATAAAATGGAAACATTATCATTTATTTTAGGAATGTCCTCGGTAGTGGTTATTGCAATTGTAATAGTTGCTGTTATAGGATTTTTTAAGGTTAGAAGTGTTGAAAAACAATTTAATGAATACAGACAAAACTTTACTGTTGAGTTTGAAAAAAAAACAAAATATATTCATGATAGTATACATCAAGTAAATGATCAATTACATCGTAGAATTGATAACACAGAACGAGAAGTTTTTTCCCAATTAGACTCTCGATTAGATAAATTGGAAACTAAATTAACAAGTAAATAAATTAAACCCACTACCAATATATTAAGAACGCTCGGTTCGTCTAGGGGTTAGGACAGGAGATTTTCATTCTTCAAACAGGGGTTCGATTCCCCTACCGAGTACCATATTTATCATAAAATAGGTTGTCGTCAATTAGTTATATTTATCTTTAAATAATTAAAACGATAATGAAAAATATTATAACCTGGTTAGGTGGTCTTTTCAAAGATGAAAAAGGCACACCATCTTCTAAGAGATTCGTAGGAATCTTATGCGCATTAACATTATGTATTACTATGTACTCTAATTCGTTTACAGAGGCTCATTTTGCTCCTTCTAAAGAATTAGTTGATGCTGTTGCGTTACTTGCATTCGGATGTTTAGGTCTTGCATCTGTAGATAAAATTTGGGGTAAGAAAAAAGAAGGAGAAGAATAATGGCAGCACCTAAAAAAACAGAAATTAAAGTTCCTTCAGCAATGCCTGTATCTTTTGAGCAGTTTAGTAAAGATCCTGTAAAAGGTTTATTATTTATTGTATTAGTAGCTATTGGGTATTTATATGTAGATGGTAAGATGAATTATACTCAGCAAATAGATAAATATAATACAGAAGTAATTATGTTAAATCAAAAAGTTGATAAGTTAACAGAACATATTAGAAAAAGCGATTCAACTTTAGGATATATGATTTCAAAAGTTGAAATGTTACAAATAATAAAATGAGAATAGCTATTATATTTATATTTTTAATGACCGCTGTTTTGGCTCAATCACCAAAAGTAGTAGATCCTAAAGAAAAAGAGTTAGATGCTCTTATGTTAAAATCTCAAAACAGGTTAAAGAAGATTAATGTGCTTACAAAGCAAATCGATAAGATGTCTTCGAGCAAGGTAAATGGGATGAAGGAAAGTATAGAAACATTACAAGAAGAAAAAACACAATTAAAAAATGAACTACAAGAAACTAAGGCTATTGTTGAGTATAACTCTCCTGATAAGTCTATCCCATTCAGCCTTGAGCCAATCGTATCCGACTCAACGAATTGAGGGTAAGGATACTGTTGTTATAATGACTAAGAAGCAAGCGGAGAATATCAATATTGTATTTAAGAATACTAAGACTCAGATTGATAAACTCAAGATAGAAATTGATTCTATTACTAAAATTAAACCAACTGTAGTTAAAGATACTATCTATAAGCGTGGCTCTATTCTAATCCCTAATGGGAACTATTTGCTTTATAACTTTAATGAAGCAGAGAATAGATATGAACTAGATCCTAACTCTGTTATAGCTGCTAAAGGTACAGACGATGATACTACTACAAATCTAGATGCAGTCATTACTACTATAGGATTTGTCACTATATTTTCTTTATTTATTTTATTATTATAACTTATGCAATTATCAAAGTATTTCACATTAGCTGAATTAACTCCTTCAGGAACAGCGAAACGTTTAGGTATTAAAAATGATCCAACTCCTGCACATTTAGAGTGCTTAAAAGGATTATCAGTTAATATATTAGACAAAGTAAGAGAACATTTTGGAAAACCAATTTGGGTTTCTTCAGGTTACCGTTCTAAAGCTTTAAATGAAGTTACTCCAGGTTCTAGTGCTACCTCACAACACTGTTCAGGTGAAGCAGCTGATTTAGATCAGGATGGTAGAGGTACAGGTGTATCTAATAAAATGGTATTCGATTATATCAAGGATCATTTGAATTTTGATCAATTAATTTACGAGTACGGAACTGATGCTAACCCTGATTGGGTTCATGTTAGCTGGGAATCTACAGGTAAACAAAGAAAGCAAGTATTACGTTGTACTAGAGTAAACGGTAAACCAGTTTATACACCATATAAGTAATTCAATTACAGCTTGGCATTATGACCACTCTTTATTATATATCAGGAGTATGGACATAGATAAAGTATTTAATTCATTTAATGATGGAGAGTTCCAAGAGGCAATTAATGACCTCAGGGACACTCCTTCTTATTGGATTGGTATGTTTAAAAAACTAATACACAACTATAATAATGGTTATCAATATTTCATGAAAAATCTTCTAGACTCACTAGAAGATGAACATGATATAGATAAGGATAAAGTAAAAGACACAGTTGAATACTTAACTTATTCTATAGCATACTCATACATTAAAAGACTTGATATTACCGATTTATCCCACGTATATTACATTACCTTAGCAACTGACGATATGCTGTTGACTAGTATTAAACGTTGTTTATATTACTTTGAATCAATAGAAAGATATGAAGATTGTGCATATCTAAAATCACTTGAAACAGAAGTAAACAAAATTCTCCTAAAGTTTGGCTCCCCAAGTAAATAACATTATATTTTAAATACGGGTTTTAAGGATTAAGAGAGATAGGGAATAAGAACGAAACAAGAACAAAAACACCTAAAGAATAAAATGGGTGGTTATAAATAAACATATGAGAAATAGAGAAATTTTTAATAGGAAATTAGAGAATTTAGAGTCTAATTTAACTAAAATGTCTTACTTATTAAGACGTCAAGGAACTAAAGATGAGTATGATGACATGATCACATCTTGTAGAGATCTAATTGAACAGATGAAATCATATATTAATATGGAACCTGTTACACCTAATGAAATCAATAAGTACTAATATGTTACAACCGGAACAAATATTAAATAACTGGGAAGAGTTCTTAGGTTATATAGATATGTACATTATGGGAGACCGTGGTACTAAGTTAAAAGCGTTTTATGAACAATATTCTGAACGTTTTATGATGATGCCTGCTGCTCATAAGCCTCAATATCATAATTGTTTTCCTGGTGGTTATGTAGATCATGTTAATAGAGTAATTCAAGGTGCCATAAAAATAGATCGTGTATGGAGGGAAATGGATGTAATTGATACTTATACTACAGAAGAATTAATATTTTCTGCTCTGAATCATGATTTAGGTAAATTTGGAACGTTTAAAGAAGAAGCATATCTACCTCAAACTGACCAATGGAGACGAGAAAAATTAAATGAACCCTATATGTTTAATGATCGTTTAGAGTTTATGTCTGTTCCTGATCGTGGTTTATATATATTATCTCAACTAGGAATTACAGTCACTAAAAATGAAATGTTAACTATTAAGTTACATGATGGTCTATATGATGAAGCTAATAAACCATACTTAATGTCATGGATGCCAGAAACTAGACCTCGCACTTCATTAATCTATATAGTTCACCAAGCTGACTTAATGGCGGCAAGAATTGAATTCGAAAGAGAATGGTTACCTAAATTATTAGGTCCTAAAGCAGAAAATAAAGCAAATTTTAATTTAAAAAAAGAAGATAAGAAGACACCAGTTAAATCTAAAGCACTAAGTAGTGTTAAAAGTGAAGGTTTAAAAAATGTAATGTCTAATTTCTTCGACGAATAAAAATGATATTAATAATATTAAGTGTATTGGTTGTGATCTTAGGATTCACGACCTTTAACCTTCTAATGAAAAATGAACAAGCCGAAGATATAATCATGTCTCAAGATACATTTATATCTAAATTTATGGATACAGTTAATAAAGCTGACGCTAAATTAAAACAAATTGATCATAAAGGTTCATTTGAATCAGATGATGAAATTGGATTCTTTTTTAAAGAAGTAAAAAATATACAAGCAACACTAAATGAGTTCAATAATAAACGCTAGTAATTTACCTAAGAACCCAAGTTCTACTAGGTATTTTACTCAAGACACAGAAGATGCTATCGTTGCTTATAATAAGTCTTTAGACTTTGATGAACGTGATAAGATTTATAATAGAAGAATCCATTATGCTTTCTTTAAGCTAACGGAAAATATTATACATACATTTAAATTTTATTATACTGAGGTAGATAATATTGAAGATTTACAACATGAAATTATAACATTTCTATTAAGTAAAATTCATTTATTTGATCAAAGTAAAGGTGCTAAAGCGTACTCTTACTTTGGTACTATTGTAAAACGATATTTAATTATATCTAATACTAAAAATTATAAAAAACGTATAGATAAAGCACCAATTGAGGATTTAGAACAAGACGAAAAACATTCGTATGAAATTGATGATATCCCGCCTAATGAGCGCTTAAATGAGTTCTTAACACTATATACTGAATACTGTTCTAATAACTTAAAAACGTTATTTCCTAAAGATGGTGATGCTAAAATAGCTGACGCGATTCTTGAGTTATTCCGTAAACGTGAGGTATTAGATATATTTAATAAAAAGGCACTTTATATATACATTCGTGAAATAATTGATGTAAAGACACCTAAAATTACTAAAATAGCTAATAAATTAGGTGATATATTTAAAGAACATTATTTATTTTATATTGAAAACGGATATACAAATTTCTAAGTATCATATTTATAAATAAAAATCATGAGTAATTTAGAATCAGTTGTTTTTGGAAACAAAAAATTCTCTGATATCTTAAGCGAGATATACGATAATCAAAAGAAAAAAGAAAAACAAATATCAACTTTAATAGGTGAACTAAAACCATTAATTAATGATATTGGTGACGCTACATTAATTGTACCTTTAATCAAAGAATACTTAGAAATAAGTGTCAAAAATGATGAACAATTAATTAAAATGGCAACTATTATCCAACGTGCTTTATCTAACTCAGCGGAGGCAGGTAATGGATTTGATTTATCTGATGAAGAAAAAACACAACTATTAGCCGAGATAGATAAAATAAGTAAAGATGTCAGTTAAAGGAACAGAAGGACAAGGTACTGTTATTGATCAAAGTAATGTAGGTAATAGAAGTTACGTTACTGATAATCCTTTATTTTTTAGTAATATAACATCAGCTTATCGTGTTGTAGATATAGTATTAGATGCTAATCATAAACTTTTTGAAAAAGCAGGAAGATGGCAAGGTATAGGTACTATAGCTTATGATTCTGTAATAAATCCAAGTGGTAAAGATTCATTTAGTTTGCCATTAGCTAGACCTATATTATCTAATAATAAGGCATATCCATTAATAGGAGAAATTGTTTATATAATTGGAGCTCCAAATACAGGCATAGGAGAAGTAACAACCAGTATAAATAGTTATTATATTAGTACTATAGGATTATGGAACACAGCAAACCATAACGCGTATCCTGTTAATTCTAATATACCTCCTCCATCCCAACAAAAAACATATACAATGGCTGAGTTAGGAAGTTTAATAACTGTAACCAGCCAGTATACTAAACTTGAACTTGGTAATACATTTATTGAACGTGGTTATATTCATTCATTAGTACCTTATGAAGGTGATATGATTTATGAAGGAAGATGGGGTAATAGTATTCGTTTTGGATCAACTATTAAAACTAAAGCTCCTGCAGTTTTTGGTTTAAATAATTGGTCACAAGGACCAAGTGAATCTGGAGATCCTATTACTATTATTAGAAATGGTCAACCATTAAAAGAAAATAAAACAGCAGGTTATTTACCTATAGTAGAAAATATTAATGAGGATTTAAGTTCTATTTATTTAACTAGTACACAAACTATACCATTAAATGCATCTAGTATTAGTTATTTTAGTTATCCTAATAACCCACCTCAAGATATAAATAAATTTAATGGTCCTCAATTAATATATAATTCAGGACGTATAGTATTAAATACAAATCAAGATCACTTACTTTTAAGTTCTATTAAATCAGTAAACTTAAACGCTATAGAATCAGTTAATATTGATGCACCTACAACTATAATTCAATCAGGTAATATATTATTAGGTTCTAAAAATGCTACTGAATCTGTTTTATTAGGTGATAGTACTATTACTACTTTAGCATCAATACTTGATAATATGGTAGAATTTTTAGATTCTTTAAAAGGAATAATGTCCACAGGTACTGGAACACCATTAGTTGCATTATCAACTCCCGCGTTTTTTCTATCAACTAAATTAAATGCAATTAAAGGTAATCTTGAAAAAATAAAATCTAACACTGTTAAAACTGTATAATGGCAACACCAAAAGAATTAGAACAGATTAGATTACAAAAAGCAGCAGATGAACAGTTAGTATTAGCTCAGTCTAATACTACAGCATTAAATGCTACTGAAATTTTAAATGCTACTCCATCTGATTTAAAAGCACAAGGTATTGCTAAATTACCATCATTATTATTAGTACTTGGTGATCAAATCAAACAAATTATAGAACCTGCGTTAATAAATTTAATTAAAACTTATATACAAAAATATATAGATGCTGGTATTTGTGCTGATCAAGCTACTATAGATAAAATAATACAACAACGAAATTTAATAGTTAATCAATTAAATAAAATTGTTAAAACTTTAACTATTATCACAATATCATTAGCAGTAGCTATTACATTTTTAG